AATGTGTTTGGCACTTTGGAAGCAAGTATGGCTTCGAAGCAGTGGCTGGGCAATCAGGAGGCTTTCACAGGCGATTTTCATATTCTCGAACTTGATTACACTGTACGAAGGCTCACTCCCTTGGAGTGCTGCCGTTTGCAGGGCTATCCTGACGGCTGGACGGAAAATCTCGGAACAGAGGAGCCCTCAGAGCAGGAAATTGCTTGGTGGTCTGGGGTGTTCGAGGAGTGGAATGCCGCCCAGGGGAAGAACACTTCAGTAACCCGCAACCGTGTGATCAAGTGGCTCAAAGACCCGCGCTCCGATGCTGCGGAGTACAAGGCGTATGGCAACAGCGTGGCTGTCCCGTGCGTCTTTTTTGTTCTCGCTGGCATCGTGTGGGCGGAGAAAGGAGGACAAAACCCGTGAGAGAGATCAACCTCAACGGCTACATTGATGAAGAAGTGTGGTTTGGAGATGAAATCACCCCTGAGGCCCTGCATGAAGTCCTGTACGGATTGGATGGTCAGGCAAGGGATGATGTTCACATCTACCTGAATTCTTACGGCGGAAGCTGCAACGCTGCGACCCGCATGTTCGATGATCTTCGCGCCTATCCGGGCAACGTGGCCATCACCATTTCCGGCACAGCGGCTTCGGCTGCTACGGTCATGGCGATGGCAGCCAACCGTCTTGAAATGACTCCGGGCAGTCTGTTCATGATCCATGATCCCATCGTAGGTACGGTGGGCAACGAGCATGAGCTGATGGACGCCATTCGCCTGCTCCGAGCCTGCAAGGACTCTATCCTCAATGTCTATGCGGTTCGCTGTCGCGCCAGTCGGAACGATGTGGCGGACAAGATGACCGCGACCTGCTGGATGGACGCACAGGCGGCCTTGGCAGACGGTTTCATCGATGGCATCACGGATGGCATCCGCGTCGGCGCTGCCCTCAACACCATCGAACCCCACATCGTGGATCAGGCAGAAGCCGAGCAGAAGGTTCAGGCGTGGATAGACCGAAAGACCGTCCGGCTTTCCCATTCCACACGGAATGTTGACATACAGCCCCAGCAGGAGGAGAAGCCTTCAGAGCAGGTCGAAGAAGTTCTGACCAGTGTGCCTGAAGAAACTGTTTCTGCCTCTGAACCCGAACTCTCAGTTCAGGTAGAGCCTGTGTCTGACACAGTGGCTGAGGAACACAGAGTTCCGACAGAGACTGCTTCTGACACACATCGGCCCGATAACCCAAAAACTGAACAGCCGGAAAATGCCGGCACCCCTGCAGCCCAGCTTCACAAGAGGCTGGGTTTAATTATGCCCTCGTGGCGATGAACAAGGAGGATTTTCCTATGAGTAAGGTTCTTGAAATGCGCCGCAAGCGCGGCGAGGTCTGGGATCGCGCCAAGGCGTTCCTGACTGCCCATGAAGATGAAAACGGCATGCTCTCTGCCGAGGACACCGAACAGTACGAGCGCATGGAGAAGGAGGTTGTTGACCTCGGTCATGCCATCGAGCGTCTGGAACGCGCCGAGGAAATGGATCGCCTGATGGATGCGCCCACTTCCAGTGTCCTGACCTCTCGCCCTGAAAAGGCGCAGACCCGCAAGCAGGGCCTCGCATCCGATGAGTACAAGAAGGCGTTCTGGGGACGTATGCGTGATGAAGTGCGCTATTCCGATGTCCGTGATGCGCTGCAGGTCGGTACCCAGAGTGAAGGTGGCTATACCGTCCCGGATGAGTTCGAACACCAGCTGGTGCAGGGCTTGGAGGAAGAAAACATCATGCGCGGCATCGTGCATGTGATCACCACTTCCTCCGGCGACCGCAAGATTCCCCTGGTGACTGCCAAGGGCTCCGCCTCCTGGGTGGAGGAAGAGGCCCAGATCCCCGAGAGCGATGACACCTTCGGTCAGATCATGCTGGGCGCGCACAAGCTGGCCACCATGATCCGCATCTCCGAAGAGTTGCTCCACGACTCTGCGTTCAATCTGGAGGCATACATCGCCGGTGAGTTCTCCCGCCGTGTGGGTGCTGCCGAGGAGGAAGCTATCCTGACTGGAGACGGCAACCACAAGCCCACCGGCCTTCTGCACGCCACCCTGGGCGCAGAGCTGGGCGTGACCGCTGCCTCCGCTACCGCCCTGACTGCGGATGAACTGATCGACCTACAGCATTCCCTCAAGTCCGGCTACCGTCGCAAGGCGTACTGGATCATGAACGATGCGACCATCAAGCTCCTGCGCAAGCTCAAGGACGGCAACTCTCAGTATATCTGGCAGCCCGGCCTTCTGGCTGGTCAGCCTGATACTCTGCTGAACCAGAAGGTTCTGACCTCCAGCTTTATGCCCCTGCCCACCGCAGGCAACAAGGCCATCCTGTACGGTGACTTCAGCTACTATTGGCTGGCTGACCGTGAGGGTCGCTCTCTTCAGCGTCTGTCTGAGCTGTACGCTGCTACCGATCAGGTGGGCTTCAAGATGACCCAGCGCGTGGACGGTCGTCTGATCCTGCCCGAAGCGGTCAAGTGTCTGGCCATGAAGTCCACCTGATAACCCGACAGACCAGTAACCTATAACAACTACGGAGCCGTCCTGCGTGGCGGCTCCCATTTTGGAGGAATTGTGTGAATGTCGTACAACGCAAAAAACTACTTCGCACATGGCGGCAGCGAACTCGTGATCGGCGGGCGGCTCACTTTTCTGCCCGGCGCATCCGTCGAAGGCATCGAGGGCCTGTTCGATATCGCCAGTGGCGAAGCGCCTGGTTTGCCCTATATGGCAGACAGCGAAGCGACAACGGTCGCCGCACTGCGCGAAAACTTCAACAGTCTGCTGGCTGCCCTCCGCATGGTGGGTATTCTGGCAGCTGAACCGGCTGTGGTAGAGCAGACGGAGGAAGCTGAAATTGCTGGTGTCTCCGAGCAGGATGATGCCGCTGTATCGGGTGATGAACCGTGATCATCTCCGTTGACCAGGTGAAGGAGCACCTCCGCATCCAGCATGAGGAAGAGGACAGCTATATCGACAGTATCATTCAGCAGGCGCAAGCCGCTGCCGAGGATTACTGCCGGGTGTCATTTGAGGATGGGGCGCCTGAATCTGTGCGGCTGGCTGTGATGCTCATGGTCAGCCATTACTACGAAAACCGGGACAATGCAGACAGACAGGTGTATCTCACCATGCGTACAGCTTTTGAGAATCTCCTGTACCCGCATCGTGATCCCGACAAAATGTTCTGAGAAGGGAGGCGCGTCTGATTGAGAGGCTATAAAAACTTCGACGCAACGCCGCATCCCGGAGACCTTCGCCACATGGTGGAGATCGGATATACCGTCAATGAGATCAACGAGAACGGTTACCCGGTCGCCACCGATGTGGTGGTCTGCAAGGTGTGGGCGGGTGTGATCGACGCCGGAAACCAGCACTATCGCTCTGCCGATACCATGAATACGGAAGCCGTTCTGAACTTTACCATTCGATATCGATCGGATATTAAGCCCGGTATGTGGGTGCGGTTTCAGGGCGAAAAATGGGATATTTCCACACTGGGTGAGTACGGCTTCAAGCGTACCTACCTGGGTCTCAAGGCTTCCATCGCAAAGGGTGTGAGCGGATGAGGCAGGTACAGGAAGCTCTTGCCAATATCGGCATCCCTGTCATAGCTGGCGTATGGCGTGCCACTTCGCCCCACCAGAATCCGCCTGCCCAGTATGCCGTGTACTCTTCTACCACAACCGAATCCTCCCATGCGGATGACTTCTGCACTTCCTATCGGACGTATGTATACCTCAATCTTTGGAGCAACACAGACCCCACAGAAATGGCATCCACGATCAGGCAAGCCATGTACAGATACGGTTTTACGATGCTCGAGGAAAGTGATCGCGGATACAATCAGCCCCAATACGACACCGCCACCCGGCAGTTTGCTGTGGAGTGGACATGGGTGTGGTATGAGGAGGTGTCTCTGGAGGTGAAGTGACATGCCCATGAATTTGCAGGGCTTTGACGACCTGGAAAACGACCTGACCAATATGGCAGCAGAGATAGAATTCGGATCGGGCGTCAACCGTGCCCTGAGAGCCGGTGCCGTTCCCATTGAGGAACAGATGCTCCACAACGCTTCTACCGATCCCAAGATCATCACCGGCGAGCTATACGGCTCCATCAAGACCGGCAAGGTGAAGAAGCGGCGCGAGGGCGGCAAGGCGATCACCATCGGCGTTCATCACAAGGACCATGCCGCGTACTTTGCAAATCCATTGGAGCATGGCCACGGCGGTCCGGCACCTGCGCCGGCGCATCCCTTTGTGCGCCCGGCCTTCGATACCCGTGCGGATGAAGCCTATGAGATTATGAAGGCCATTCTGCGGGATGAGATCAATCCCTGAATATTCCCCGGCACGATCATGAAAGTGGTCGTGCCTTTTCAATGAAAACATGGAGGTAACAACTATGGCTGCAACTGCTTCTCCTGCGGTCTCCTCGACCGTAGGTCTGAAAAACATGGTGCTGGCCCCGCTGACGGAGGACACCGAGGAAACCCTGACCTACGGTGCGCTTCAGCTGGTGGCCGGCGCAATTGAGGCGTCCATCACGCCTGAAAACGCTGATCCGGACATCCAGTACGCGGATGACATCGAGTTCGATACACTGTATGCCGACCCCGAACTGGCGTTTAAGACTCAGATGGCCGACATTCCCCTGCAGATCCAGGAGATGATCTTCGGCAACAAGATCGATGACAACGGCGTACTGATCCGCTCCGCCTCGGACAAGCCCCCGTACTTCGCTGTGGGCTTCAAGTCTGAAAAGTCCAATCACAAGTACCGCTATGTATGGCTGTACAAAGTTCGCGCCAAGCCCCTCACCGAAAACTACAAGACCAAGGAAGGTAAGACCATCACCCGCCAGACCGGCGAGGTAGAGTGGACTGCCATCAAGCGCACTCATGATGGCCAGTATCAGGCTGTGGCTGATGAAGGCGAGAACGGCTTCGATACCACCAAGGCTGCGACTTTCCTGGAATCCGTGTACACACCCTCCTTCGCGGGCGCGTAAGGCGGTAATACGGAATGTCGTTGGAGGCCCTGAAGCGAAACGGTCATCATCTGGAACTGGGCGACTTTGAACTGGCGGGTGACAATGGCATTCCCATCATTCAACCAGTACAGCTGAACGAGCAGCTCCCGTGGGTGCGTTTCAATCACGCCCTGCGGGAGACAGATCGTTCCCGGTACGGCGTCCATTTCTTCATGGATGACTATCTTTTTGAGCGTGTCTGGCGTGACCCGGACCGCTATGGTTTCTTTCTGAGAGATTTCCCGGCGGTCATGTCCCCGGATTTTTCTCTGTTCGCAGACTATCCCAAGGCTGTTCAGGTGTACAACCACTGGCGCAAGCACCAGCTTGCAGCCTATTGGCAGAAGCTTGGGCTGACGGTGATCCCATCCGTCAGCTGGGTCGGAAAGGACAGCTTTTCCTGGTGCTTTGACGGAGAGCCGGTCGGCGGAACCGTTGCGGTATCCTCCGTGGGTACCCAGAAAGGCAAGGAAGCACAGTCGCTGTTTCTGGACGGGTACACCGAGATGCTTGACCGGCTCAAACCTACGAAGATCATCTTCTATGGGCAGATGCCCAAGGAATGCGCAGACATGACTGCGGCAGAGATCGAACAGCACTCGCCATTCTACGAGACGTTCACACGGGGACTTGACTTCTCCGCGAAAGGACGGTAAGTATGGGTGGCAGAGGCGGTCGAAGCCACCGCAGCGGTGGCGGTATTCCTTTTGAATCCTTTCCGCCTGAAGCCTTTTCTGCCATCCGCAAGCTGGGGGCACTGAACTTTGCGGATCGCCATCTGGCTGACCGTGAGCTTCGTCCACAGCTGGACGCGATATGGGATCGATTGACCGATCTGGAGAAGTATG